GCCAGCCAGTTTTCGCCCCCGGCCATACGGACTGCGTTCAGAATCTTGTTGTCCTCAATGGTACGGGCATTCGTCTTTAGAGAAGCATTCTCAGTTTCCAACTCTTCTATACGGGCTTTTAAAGCTTTCACTTCATCCTCTTCCAATTCATCAGGATCTTTAATTTCTGTAATAACGCCATCTGTCACAATGATAGTCTTTCCGTCAGGCATGACATGTTCGCCATCGGGACTTGCTGTATCTCCTACTTGGGGTTCACCTTCATCTCTTTCCACGGTAAGCGTGTTACCTTCGGCATTTGTCAATTCCATAGATACGACCTGTACGTCTTCAATTTTTTGATAGCCGCATTTGGCCAGCAGCCTGTCTATGATAGTCTGCTTCACTGTTACTTCTTTTTCTTTGTTCATTTTTTTGTTATTAAATGTGTAAGTTCTCCCTTTGGCAGTTGTAGGCATAAGAACGGTCGTGATAAAACCTAATTGTTTGGCTGTTTCACCACCAAACCAACCGGCTTTATTCATTTGGGCTTCGATAACTGAGGCTTCCGATCCTGTGCGTTCTACATACAAAGCTAGCATCTTGTTTTTTTCACTCTCCAAGTTTGATTTTATTGATTCTAGGGTTTCAAGATCAAGGTCTCCATCGTATGAAGCCATATAAGGCTTGTGAATAAGAAACTTTGCATGTGGATAAGCAAAACGTCTTTCTTTTGCAGCGGCCAATAATATCACGGTTGCCATGGATGCACATCGTCCTACTGCAGTACAGCTGATTTGCTTTCCTGAAGCACGTAAAGCGTCATAAATGGCATACCCTTCAACGGCATCACCACCGCATGAATGTATCTCAATATCAATAACGTGGTCATTCGGATCTATCCAAGATAGGAAATTTTGAATATCGGGAAAAGACAACCCCTCTTCACCAGTTAGATACCAATTTTCCATTTTGTCTTTATCCGCAACAATATCTTTGTTGATGTATAATTTCGCCATATATAATCTATTTTGAAGCAAAGGTAAAAAACGGTATATGGCTATAAGAATTTCAGAACATAATAGCACTGACACGCTTTGTCAGTAAAAAAATAGGGGGAAGATTATTCTTCCCCCTTATTGAATTGAAACGTCAACGGACAACCTGTCAATGACTCTATAGATGGTCCTTTCTGAAATGCTGTATTCATCTGCCAGGTACTGCATGATATATGCCTTTTTATGACCTTCAGCCGTAAGACGGGTGTAGTCTTTATACATTTCTAGGTATTTAATATCTGATGCATCTAATGACATTTCAGACATTATCCTAAGAGTGTTCCTGTTTATATATAATAGTTCGTATGCTTTCATAAACTACCGCTTTCTTCTATGTATTTAATTCTATTCGCAACTGAAGTAAACTCTTCTACAGAAACGACAGGGGCAGGAGCCATCATCATTCCTTTGGCGACTGCTCTGGCCAGCATATCTTCGCCTAAAGTTTGATTATTCGTTGCTGTTACATTAATAGGTACACCTCCACCCATCATATTGAAGGATGATAGGATAGGGGCGAACATGGACGTAGCTTTGGCAGTTATAACGGATTCTCCATTCGACAATTGTGCCGGAATACTGTCGCTCGTTCCTGTCCCCGGTCCTGTAACCAAACCACCTTCTGCAAATTTAGCACTTTTTACTATCTTAACAGCATTTGCAATGTTAGAAAGGATTGTTGCAATACCTGATGCCATTGTAGCTATACCAAGAATACCTTTCCCTGATTCAGCGGATACCATTTTTGCGATCGCCTTACCTGAATTGATGGCGATCTC